GAAATCGAAGCTATGCAAAAGTCCAAAATGACTTTCGCTGATGGCAAAACTGCTGAAGTTAGTTACGCTGACAAAGAAAAAGCTGTTATCCTTTCACGCATTACTGGCAAGTCAATCCAAGACACCAAATTTGGTCGTCAACTATTGGAAAAAACTGGCGCTCACTTGCCTTCCGCTACATGGGAACTTGAAGTTTCTATGGCTATGGAAGCTGAGGTTCGTCGTAAGCTAGTTGTTTCTCCATTGCTACGTAACGTTGCTATGCAGACAAACGTTATGACAATCCCAGTAAACCCAGAAGCCGGTTACGCAACTTGGGTTACTAACGCTCAGTTCGCTACTGGTGCTAGCTCTGGTAACACAGCTGTTCATCAAGTTAAAGAAATTACTTTAAATGCTTATAAAGTTGCTACCAACGAATATATGGCATACGAAGAAGAAGAAGACAGCTTGATCGCTCTTATGCCTATCGTTCGTGATGCAATGGTTCGTCGTACAGCTCGTGCTATCGACAAAGCCTTCTTGCTAGGTGCTGGTTCAGGTGCTGACCCAGTTAAAGGTCTTGCAACTTATACAACTGGTGTGACTGCTGCAAATACTACTTCTTCTATCGCTTCTGGTGCCGTTACTAGCGTTGCTAGCCTACGTGCTCTACGTAAAGCCCTAGGTGCTTTAGGTCTTGACCCACAAGACGTGACTTTTATCGTATCTACAGAAATGTACTACAATTTGCTAGAAGATACCTCTTTCCAGACAATGAACCAAGTTGGTGTACAAGCTACATTGCTAACTGGTCAAATCGGTCAAGTTGGTAATTCTCCAGTATTGGTTTCTGCTGAACTTCCAGCTCAAGCTACTGGCGCATACGGTGCTCTTGCAGTGTATACTCCTAACTTTATCGTTGGTAACCAACGCGGTCTACGTATGGATACACAAGAACTTGTGGAAACACAACGTCGTGTTCTAGTTGCTAGCCTGCGTACCGGTATGACTCAGATTGCTACCAATCTCGGTCAAGGTGTTGCTACAATGAAATGGGCTGCTTAATCTTTGATTAAGTAAACTTTAAGGATGGGACTTCGGTCCCATCTTTTAAATGGGTTGCGAGCAGCCTATTTAAAAGATAAAGGAATTAAATATGGGACTACCATTAGTTACAAGAGCAGAATATAAAGCCTATCAAGGTATCTCTAGTACTACTAGCGATGTAGCCATTGATACACTGATTACAAAAGTAAGTGAATTAGTTAAATCAATTTGCCGTAGAAGTTTCGTAGATTACGTAGATGAGGCAAAAGTTGAATATAGTGAGGGGGGTTCAAGCACTATTGAACTTACAGAAACTCCTATAATTACAGTTAGTAGTCTAGAGTATTCTTCAGATTATGGGGCTAATTACAGTACACTAACTGAATATACTAATTACGTACTATCTAAAACACAAAATAATCTAAGACCTATTTTAGTAGTTAGCCCTCCTCCTGAAGTTATAGGATATATACCATACGGTAGTAGATCAAACCCTATATTCCCAGAAGCCATTAATGGCTATCGTATTACATATACTGCAGGTTATGAAACCTTACCAGAAGATTTAAAGCTTGCCGTACTTGACCTCATTGCTTATTATATCAAGAATGACTCAGCTGTACATACTCATAAATTAGCTCAACCTAATACTATGCAAGTAGAATATATTACTAGCACTAATCTTCCCGCACATATTAAACGTATATTAGATTTGTATACTGCGAGTTATAATTAATCATGGGATATGCCGCAGCACAGGCTCATATAGAGAAAGCAGCTTATGATAGTATTAGCGGAAAATTAGGTAATACTGGGAAAGCTATTAAAAATATACGAGAAAGTATGGACATAAAGCCTGCTATATTGAATATTGATAAAAATACTTTTGCTATTAATATTAAGAATACAGGAGATAATACAACTAAACAAGAGTTAGATTATCAATACCATATATTTATAGATTTAATTAAGCATAGTCTAGGCACTTCTAGAATATTCGAAAGCTTGGAAAAGGCAAGTCTTATACTTACAAAAGAGGGGCTACAAGAATATCTCTGTATACTAATATTAAGTGGTGAAAGAGCTTCATTAATAGGTAATACTACTAATGATATACGTACTACCTTAACTGCAGTAGTTAAACATCCACAACTAGTTGATACTAGTTTTGGTACTGGTAAAAGGATTAAAGTAGATCCAGAAACAGGTGAAGTTCTTAGTGTAAGTAAAGCAAGAATCTCAATATTAGAGATAGGGCACACGGGGTTTAATACTCCTCTTATTGAAAAACTTAATTCAGTAATAAGTGGTAGTGATGATAGCGTTTTAAGGACTTCCTTAAATTCAGTTATTAATAGACTAGGCACTGTACAGTCCGAACTAAAATACACGTTTCTTAATACTTCCAATAATACGTTTTTGGGTAAAGCTGTACTAGAGGTTATTCAACCATATAATCTTAATGCAAAATTTGCTAAACTAGAGACAGCTTTATATAATGAAGCTGTCCGAGCTGTTGCATATAGTTTAAAATTAGAAAACGTACCTGGATCTAATACCCTTATACAAGACGGTATACAGTTTGGTATAGATAAGGTAGTATCTGGCATTACAGGTGTTACCCGTAATAATATAAAAAAGCACCCTGTTGTAGTAGGTAAAATTAAATTACCAAAAATTAGCCCTAAAGTAACTGCTACCTCTTATAAAACTCCCGTTGTTGGTGTAAGCACTCCAATTAGAACTACCAAAGGCAACTTTTACTCATTAGCTAGTCTACAGCAGCTTATTAACGATAGCTTACAGAACGTAATATCCGCTAATATGGGCAGCGGATCTTCGTCCAGTACCCTAAACTACCAAACTGGACGCTTCGCAGCGTCAGTTAACGTAGAGCGTATGAGTCAGAGTAGGGAAGGTATGATTACAGCTTTTTACAGCTATATGAAGAACCCCTATCAAACATTTGAACCAGGATACGCTCAGGGTTCTCCAAAAACAAGAGACCCTAAACTGCTGATTGCTAAGTCTATTAGAGAAATCGCAGCAACCAAGGTTGGAAATAGATTAAGGGCAGTATCAGTATGAGTCGTAGAACAAGTATTTTAAAAGCATTAGTTGAAAAATTTAAGCTTATTGATGGTAATGATCCTTATAGTATTAATATCTTTAATAATGCTTATCCTATTATTCGTTTCTGGGATGAAGTTAACGATTTCCCGTGTATATACGGGTCAACAGGTTCTGAATCTAGAGAGTATCTACCCGGTGGTTTTGTATGGGCATACTTAGGTATTAGTCTTAAGTTATACTGTAAGGGCGAAGATGCTCAACTACAGCTAGAAGCATTATTAGAAGACATTGAAACTGTTATTACAGATAATAGAGTTTTAATCTATGACATTGATAAAAACTATGAAACTACTGAAATCTTAGTAGCTTCTATAACTACAGATGAGGGCTTACTAGCCCCGTACGCTGTTGGTGAAATAAACTTACAGGTACGGTATCAACTGATGTAAGTATAGGTAGACTTAATAGTCTATTAATTAATCGTGTCTTTAGTATGCGTACAGATAAATATCTAGTCAAATGCGACAGACACATAAAAATAAAGGAATAGACAAATGGCAACATTTAATCTAGTTAGAAATAGTAGAGTTTTATTTACTACAAACGTTTCAGCAGGTACAGGCCTTGTAGCAGCTAGCGGATTTACCGCAACTAATGCACAAGAATTACAAGTACTTGATGGATTTACTTTCTCACAAGCATCTAATGCTGATACAATTAATATCAGTGAATCAGGTTCTACACCTGTTCGTGGTCAGCGCTCTTTCAATACCAGTTTAGGTAATGTAGAGTTCTCGTTCTCCACATATATCCGCCCTTTCTTAAGTACAACAGTCAAAGCTGAAGAATCTCACCTTTGGAATGCACTTTTATCTAATACAGCTATCGGAGCTACTCCTGCCTCTATAGCCACTACTATTACTGCTGTAACACTAGTTGGTTCATTAGTAACTATAACAGGTACAGGCTTTACAGCTATGGTACCTGGAGAAACTGTAGTACTCAAAGGTATCGTAGGTGTAGGCGCTAGTCAGTTTAATTCTGCAATTAAGATTGTAACTAGTTCTACAACTTCTATTACTGCTACATACTTAACTACCCCTACAGCTACTTTAACTGCAGCTAACTGGACTTCTACAGTAACGTTTAATCGTACTGCTTGGAATGATAATGCTGCAATTACTGCTGACCTAGTAGGTACTCCAGGTATTCCAGTAGCTTACTCTGAAGTTACTACAGCTACTTCTAATAAAAATCAGTTGCTACCTTTTGGTATGATTATTACAGTTGACAACATTACTTATGTAATTGACAACTGTGCATTAGATCAAGCAGTTATTGACTTCGGTCTAGACGGTATTGCTACTGTAGCTTGGACTGGTAAAGGAACTGCACTACGTCAATTAGCTACTAATGTGGCTTACGCAGGTACAGGCACTCTTACTCTAAGTGGTGGATTAACAGGTTCTGCTACAGGTAAGAATGTTACAGCTAATTTTATTACTAATAAACTATCTACTGTTACTATGAAAAGTAATATTGGTGGTACTGGTGGTACAAATTATAACTTAGCGCTTACTGGTGGTTCAATTACAATTGCTAATAACATTACGTATATTACACCTGCTAACTTAGGTGTTGTTAACTTAGCTATTGGTTACTATACAGGTACACGTGCTATTTCTGGAAGTATGAATGCTTACTTACGTACAGGTACTACAAATAGTGCTGGTTTACTAAGTCAATTACTTGCCGATTCTGCAACAACTGCAGGTGTAGAACCTAAGTTTAAGTTACAGATCGAAATTGGTGGTGCTACAAGTGGTACTCGCGTAGAGGTTATGGCTGATGGCGCATTCCTACAGATCCCTACTATTGATGCTCAAGCAGTTATGTCTACGATAATTAACTTTACTGCACAAGGTACTGAGTCTGTACAGTCTTCTACCTCTGGTTACGATATTGAGAATACAAACGATCTAGAAGTTCGTTACTTCTCAGTTTAATTTTCTCTCGGTACCGGCTTGATCACCGGTACCTCTTTTTAACTAACTTATAATATATAACATGGCTGATAATACAATCTCCTTAAAGTCTCTCCTTGTACCTTCAAAAGAGGTAGAGTCAGAATATCCTGGTATGCCAGGTTTCAAAGTAAAGCTTACCTTTCTTTCCCGTGAAACTTTAGTTTCAATTCGTAAAAAGTCTACTAAGACTGTATTTAAGAATCGTCAACCCGTCGAAGAATTAGACGATGAACTATTCTTAAAACTATACGTTGCAGCAACTGTAAAAGGTTGGTCAGGTTTTAAGTATGCTTACTTAGAAAAACTAGCTCCTGTTGATGTGAGCGGTAAAGACTCAGAAACTCTATTAGAGTATTCTGAAGATAATGCTTTAGCAATTATGAAATCATCAACTGATTTTGACGGATTTGTATCAGAAGTGGTATCAGACTTGGGAAACTTTTCCAAGAGCAGTTCGAAAGCCTAACTGCTGACCTTAAAAGTTATCTAAATAATGCAGATCAGGGAGTTTCTAAAGAGCAGTACTATGAAATCTGTGCAGCTCTAGGAAGTGAACCATTAGACTCCGAAATTCCTGTGGAATTCGAGGATATGCCCGATCTTGCTCAATTATCCTTAACTATATATGAAACACTTAGAGATGAGTGGGACTATATGGGAGGTAATTATATTGGAAAAAGCTTATTAAATCTTTTTCAAGTATTTGAATTGTACGATGTACCTAAAGATGAACACATTTTAGTATATAAAATAATCAGTACTATAGATAATGAAAGACGTTCTATATTAAGAGCTAAGAGTAAATAGTAAAAGCCTCGTATGAAAATACGGGGCTTTTTTACGCCCATGAAAAATTATACTTGACGTAAGCCGCCCCATATGATATAATAGGGGTACTTCAGAAATGCGCGTGCATTTCTGCTATGGTTTGGGAGATATAATGGCTGATAATAAAACGGTATATACAGTTGAGTTACAGGATAATGGTAGTATTAAGGCAAAAACTGCTGATGCCAAACAATTCAATAATGAGATAGGAAAAAGTGCTGGTATTAGTAAGGCTGTTAAAGCTAGCTACCAGTCATACGATCAAGCTCGCGCAGGTAGCGGCACAGGTGCCGCAGGTCGCGACTTTGCAAAAGAATCACAAGGTCTTGGTGGGTTGGTACGTGTGTACGCTACCTTTGCTGCCAATATCTTTGCAGTATCCGCAGCTTTTACTGCACTAAGTAATGCCGCTGATACAGCTAATTTAGTTAAAGGCTTAGACCAAATAGGGGCTTCCTCTGGAAAAAACCTAGGTACACTAGCTAAGAAAATTACTGAAGTTACTGATGGCTCAGTATCTATGCGCGAAGCTATGACGGCTACAGCACAAGCAGCTGCTGCAGGTATGAGCTCAAATGATATTTTAAAAATGGCTAAAGGTGCTAAACAAGCTTCTCAAGCTCTTGGTATTGATATGTCTGACGCTCTTAGCAGACTATCAAGAGGTATCACAAAGATTGAGCCAGAATTACTAGATGAACTAGGCATTTTTGTACGTGTTGATAAAGCAGCACAAGATTATGCAACTTCAATAGGTAAGCCTGTCTCTGCTCTTACGGAATTTGAAAAACGTGCTAGCTTTTCTACAGCAGTTCTTACTCAACTTGATAAGAAGTTCGGTAGTTTAGATATTAGTGCCAATCCTTATACTCAGCTATTAGCTAGTTTAAAGAACGTCACTACTGCTGGTTTAGATATGACTAATAACTTTCTAAGTCCTGTAATACGTCTATTAGCAGAGCACCCTACAGCACTAATGATAGTTTTAGGAGCTATTGCATCTACATTACTTAAACAAGCTATTCCTGCAATAGGGGCTTGGAGAAAAGAACTTAATGCTTCTAGAGAAGCTATAGAAGCACACGCTTCTGAAACTAAACATTTATACGACACTTATCGCGCAGGTCAAATAGATGCCGATTTATCTAAACAAGCTATGGCTTTTAAAGCAGCCTCTACTGCTGCAGATAAGCACTATGATGCCCTGAATACTTTAGATGGTTTAAATAAACGTACAAGTTTATACAAAGGTGTAAAAAGTTTTGTAGAAGACCCTACTAGTGCAAAAGCTACTGCATTACAAACTCAAGCAGATGCTAGAGCTGAAGTACTAAAAGCAGAAGCTGTTAAAGGTACTACTGAAGTACGTGCTAAAGCTATAGCAGAAGAACTAGATGGTATAGCCAAACTTAAGCCTGCTATTACTGACTTAGATAAAGCTACTCAGAATTTAAATAAGACTAAGTCTGAATATAAGGGTGTTAGTACTGGTTACTTTTCGCTGGCAGCTATGTACGAAAGAATAGACGATGCAGCTAAAAAATCTGCAAAAAGTATACAGATAGTATCTAATGCTGTAGAGAATGCACAGTTTGGGCCTCTATTAGCTATTTCTATGGCAACAAGAGAAATTGTAGCAGCATACGGGGCTAAGCAACTAAGTGCCATAGGTACTTTCTTTACCGCAATTAAAGCCGGTTCTGCTATAGCGATGGTAGGTTTAAATACTTTATTAGCAGGTATGTCAGGTATTTTAAATGTTATTGGTGTAGTAATTGGTTTTGTAGCCTTACTAACCTCTGCTTTTAGTAATAATGCTAGAGAAGCTTCTAAATTCTCTTCTTCTATCGAAGACTTAAAAGCATCTTTTGATAATATTGATAGAACAATAAGTATTATCGCCAAAAAGGATCCATTAGCTCAAATGGGCATAGAATCTACACAAGCTAGAGCTAATGCTTTTATGGAGTTAACAGATAAATTAAACGATTCAGCAGGGGCTTTTACAAAACTACAAGAAAAAAGTACTAATTGGATAGACTCTTCATTAGACTTTATTAAAGGCGTAGTAAATATGGATGCCGCATCTGTATTAGCTGAACAAATGGCGGGTTCTGTAGATAAAGCTTTAAATTTACTAGATGACCCTACTAAAAAAGAAGCATTAAGAGCTAAATTGAGAGATACACTAGGTATATCTACCTTAGGTAAAGATGCTATTAAGGAGTCTTTAAAAGATTCTTTGAAAAAGGGTGACACATCTAAAGTATCTACTTTTGATAAGAATATTGCAGAAGCTGGTAGAGCAGCCGCTAGTTCCGCATCTGATTTAACAAACTATAGTAATGCTATTACTACAGCTGTTAAAAGTAACCAAGAGTTTTTAAATTCATTTAATTTAACAGACTCTTTAGCTAAACTAGGTATTAATTTAATTGCTGTAGGTACTGCCTTAGAGTCTATTACAAGCTCTTCTGAAAACTCTCAAAAAGCTCTAATAGACTTAATGGGCGATACTAAGAAAATGGCTTTATTTGGCGAAGACTTTGCACTGGGTTTATTAAAAATCAGAGATGCTTATACAGAAAGCTCTGCAGGTGTATATAATTTCACACAAAAACTTGAAGCAGAAAAACAAAAGCTAATAGAGCTACAAGAAGTACAAAAAGCAGGCCCGGGCTTCTTAGATAGTCTTATAGTAGGTAGAAATAAAACACGTAATATACAGGCTGCAAATGTAACTGAACAGACTAAAAAGGTACTTTTAACTAGCGAAAAGCAGTCTCAAGAAGTAGATAAGTTTACTCAAGCTAATGTTAGTGCACAGGAACTTATTACTAAAGGTATGCAGAAAGCTTTTAAGGACGGTGGCGATTATATAGCTATGTCTTTAAAGAATGCAAGTGAACAAGCTGCCATAACAGTACTTAAAGGCGGGACTTCTGGATTGACTGGAACAGCGGCACTTACTGCAAATGAAAAAATAGCTCAAGCTGGTGATAAAATACAGTTAAGAGTCATCGATGTTAACTTAGAGCAGATAACTATTCAAAGTAAGTTAAATAATACTATTGAACAAGCAAATAACTTGCAAAGACTAACACTAGCTAAAAAGACCTATGGAGAGAGCTCCCTAGAAGCAAAAGTTGCTGAAACAGCTCTAACAGTATCTGAAAGCATAGGTAAAGCACTTAACTCTAAAACTGGCGGTATAGCTTCTGCCCTTGCAGCAGGCGGCGCCCCAAGAGCTTCTGAAATAGACGTAAAAGTTGCTTCAGGATTACGAGGCGTGGAGCTAGCTAGAGCTAGTACAATGGCTGCTAAAACAGCCGTTTTAGCAGGAGCAGGAGCTAGAGCAGCAGGACTAGCCGGTACTATGCCTACTGAAGTAGCAAAAGAAACTACTATACCTAAAATAGCTCAAGAGAAAGCACTAAATGCTTTGGTTATGGAGAGATCAGACATATATAAAGATCTAATAGGTAGTCAGAGTGTTGAGATGGTTGAAGCGCGTAATAAACTGGATGTTTATAATTTAGCTTTAGAGGCTTCTTCTAAAGATGCTGAACAACAGGCTAAAATTATAGGTCTACAAGCGCAAATAAATATTATAGCTCTTTCAGCAATAGAACCGGAATTGAAAAATCAACAAATACTTGAAAAAACTAAACAATTACGGGAAAGCATTTTAGATAAAGGTAAACTAGAAAATCTAGAGTTAAAAGGTGGAATAGCGATACAAAAAGCCAAAGAAGATGCTTTAGTTAAAGAATTGTCTATCAAAGTAGCTATTAGAGATCTAAATTCAACTATTAAATTAGGGGAATTAGATATATCTGATGCAATTAGTGCAAGAGACCTAGCTAGTGGTAAAATTACCGAAGATCAAAAAAATCAGATTGATAATGCTAATGTAATTGCAAGAATAGAGTCAGATACAGCAACTCAAAAAGCTGTTAATGCAGATAAAAGTACCGCACTTACTAGAACGTATAATGCCGCG